CACATTGGACAGAAAGGAGTAAGAAACATGTTAATGTTAACACTTGAGGATGCCGTAAAGGTTACAAAACGTCTTGTTGTGGATGGCATGGACAATGAAGAAATCATTAGACAGGAATTGGAACAGAAATGTTGGTTTCCACCCAAGACAGATGAAGCATTAAAAGAGTTAAACAACCTGATTTTTGATATTAATCCTGTTGAAATATGTAGCCAGATTGAATCAGATAATCTTAAAAACTGGTGCGAGACAATTCAGGTTGCAATGAAAATGGCAATGGTGCAGTTACCGTGTTGGAATAACAAGAAGAAGTGAGGAGAGAAAATGAGATTGATTGATGCAGATGCGGCAATTGAAGCGGTATGCGAAGAGGTTATGGACAGATTCTTCGTACCGCCATCAGCTGGATATAATGTTGCAGAAGAAGCTTTGAAAAAACTGCCATCCATACAATCAAAACACAAAACGGGACAGTGGATACCAAGTGATTCAGAGTTAGAAATAAAATGTAGTAAATGCGGAAAAGATTTTAGCGAATATGTATATTCGACTGACTATATATTTCTGGCGGAATATCCTAAATTTTGCCCCAACTGTGGAGTAAAGATGGAAGAAGGAGAGCAAAAATGACAGTTAACGAAGCAATTAATGAACTTATACAATGCTATAGTTTTAATGCTTCTGAAAAGAAAAATGAAGCTATAAGTATGGCAATTAAAGCATTGGGAAAACAACAAAAACAGCAATGGATACTTACTGCGGAAAGATTGCCAGAAGTTGGACAGAGGGTACTTGTTACAACTAAAGATGGATTTATAGATATTAGAAAATGTATTGATGCAGGACATTTAGCATGGTTTTATTCTAACATTATTGCATGGATGCCATATAACTTACCAGAACCATATCAGGAAGGAGAGCAGGAATGAATAAAATTGGCATTATCGGTCATGGCAGAGCAAGGGAATTTCTGGAAATGTTCAGAGCGATTGCATCAGCACCGTCAAAATGCTCCGAATGTGTGGCTTACTGCGCAGAGGGGAATATGTCTGTACCATGCAACGGGGATTTCCCGGAACACTGTGAATACAACGGCACTGAGGAAGAGGAAGAAGGTGAGCAGAAATGAATAGATACTACGTTGAAGGGACTTTTGAAGGGTATATTGAAGCAGATTCAGCAGACGAAGCTGAAGGAAATTTTAACGAGTCTGATATTGATGATATTACTATCTTGACGGTTTATAAAGATGAAGAAGAGGATGATGAGTAGAAATGATTCAAATTGATATAGATATGCCCTCGTGTTGTAACGAGTGTCCTTGTTTTTATGAATCAGAAGATATATTTATGTGTGAAGCGAAAGATTATGAACACTGGACAGAGGTAAAACTGTCTTTGAATAATATTTGTAAAAAAAGACCTGAATGGTGTCCGTTGATTGAAGTAAAAGAAGGAGAGCAGAAATGACAGATGATTTAATCAGCAGACAGGGTGCGATTGATGCGTTTACTTGTAAAGGGAGTATATTTACGTATGGAGCCGATGAATGCAAAACTATCGTTAGCAGGATAATGACGTTGCCATCTGTACAGCCAGAAATTATTTATTGTAAAGATTGTAAGTATTGGAAAGACAGTGACGGAGTATACAGAAGAGGATTAGATGCCGAAAGCAAATGCCCACTCAATCTTAAAGAAGTGTATGAGGGAACATTTTATTGTGGAATGGCAAAGAGGAAAGAATAATGTATAAGATTGTCCATGATAAACGTCTATATTATGATAAGCGTATTGAACCGATTATAGACCCAGAGTGGGACAAAGCGATGGAATCTAACGAAAAGGAACAATATTATTGGGTATATATGTTTAATGGTGGGGTATGTGTTAAAAAATATAAACCATCCATAGCAAAGCTAATCAGAAAACGAACTGGGTTAGTAATTGAACCGTGGGAAGGAGAACAAGAATGACAAAAATTATCATAATGGGACTTATCTTCTTACCAATTATAGGAAGTGTTATAGGATATATCATTGGATACCATGATGCAAAAAAAATTTATCAGAAACTTTACTGGAAAATGACGGATGAAGAAGTAGACAGATGTAAAAGATGGATAAGAGGTGAGTAAGAATGTGGAAAGTATTTTTTATATTATCAATAATCTGGTGGGCATGGCGCATAGTAGAAGATATGATAGATGGTACTTCATTTGATGTATGTTTCTTACATCTAATATTTCTTATCAGTGGTTTTGTTGGATTAATATTAATAGAATAAAAGAGGTAAATAAGAATGAGAATTATATCACAGAACAAGACGGTGGACACGCCTTATGATGGCGCAGTTGTTTACGTCCATAATAGAGCAGGTAATCAGATATATGTCGGCAATGTTGGCAATGACGAAGGTTTTCCGATTGGGATGTACAATAGTAAGGAAGATGCGGTATATGTGGTATCGCTTATTAGAACAGCATTTATATGTAATCATAAATACTTTTATATGCCAGAAGCAAAAGATGTTTCTGCGATTAGAGCAAAAATGAAAAGTGATGAAGAGAGTTTGTCATCCGTACAACTAAAACGGGAAAAGGGGAAATGGATTCCAGAAGAATAATATCATTATGCACGATTTTGTCTATATTGTGATGCAGATATGAGAGGAAGAGAATATGATTAATAAGGATTGCATTACTTGTCAAAAAATATTTTCAGCAAGACCTACAGGATATTGGATAATACATTTATACGAACTTGGGAAAAATAGATATGAGTGTAATTCTTGTCATAAACGATGTGACACAGAATATAGTTATTGTCCAAACTGTGGAAGAAAGATGGAAGGATGGAAGTGGGAATGAGATTTTTATATGCGCTTATAGCGATGGTTTTATGGACAATAATAGTATTAAGTTGGGTTGATTTAACAAATGTATCCACTGATATGAAGTTCCTTGCGCTTGCAATTGTATTTGCAGGTGCATTGGCAGGTGGTGATGGAAAATGATTAACGAGATTACACTTATTTGCGAAATATCAGCATTTGTATTTGGATTTTGTCTTGGATATAAGATAGGAAAGGGTAAGTAGAAATGGAAAAAGTAGAATTAAAACCTTGTCCGTTTTGTGGTGGAAAAGCAGTTTTGTTCAGTGGTATACTTTTTTCTGCATCAGCAGAAGTAAGGTGTAAAAAATGTGGAGCAAGAACGATGTTATATAACAGTGGGAATTATTCGGATGCTGTGTTATTGGCATCTCAAGCATGGAATAGGAGAGTAGGTGGACAGGAATGACATATATACAACATTTAATTAAAAATTGGAAAGTAGCTTTTCATGCTTTATATGATTTCTTCGCACATTTTATTCATGGTTTGATTCCATGCATTAAGATTCGACATCATCAGCCATACCAAGAAGATAAAACAAAAATATTAAAATGTAAAGATTGTAAAATGTGGAAAAAACGAGTAAATAGTGAATGGGGCTATTGTAATAGATATAATATGCACACACCAAAAGAGGCAGTATTATGTAATAATGAAGATTTAAGAAAAATTGGTATAAGGAAGTTTATGGAAAGGAATTAAAATAATGGATGTGTTAATAAGCAAACAAATGGCAATTGATGCGTTTAAACAGTATCCTGTATGGTGTACAGAAATTATTAAAGCCTTACCATCTGTGCAGTTAGGATATACTAAAGCTGATTATATTATGGCTTTACATAAAGAATATGGATGTACATTAACAAAAGCAGAAGAAGCGCATAATAAAGCCCTTGAATTTTTACGGAATGAAGCAAAGATGATAGGATAAATAAAATAAATAAATTTTATTTAAAGTGGAAAAAGGAGCAGTAAAAATTATGAGTGTAACATTCAAGAAGAATGAGAGATATTTAGAATTAGAAATATTTAATAATTACAATAAAAAAGTAGGCGAAGCAGAAATTGAAATCAATGGAAAAATGCTATCAAGATTGTATATATATGAACCATATCAAAACATTGGATATGGAACTGAAGCAGTTGAATCTTTGATAAGAGATTACGGAATTAATTGTTTATGGGTTGAAGCTGATAATGAACATGCAATTCATGTATATGAAAAGTGTGGCTTTAAAAAGAAAAATGCAACTATGTATTTAATGGAAAGAGAATAATAAAGGAGAGTATAATGAAAAAAGTAATAGTATCTTTATTAAGTATTTTTATATTAATTATGTTTATTCCATCTATAAATGTATATGCTTCAAATTATGATGCTTCAGATTATGATTACGAAGAATATGAAGATTATGCTGATGGGGATACCGAGCAGGTTTATACTTGGGTTCAAGAAGGTGATGCACGTTTTTGTTACATTAATAATGGTGGTTGGTCTGAAGCAGACATGCTAGTTGGTTGGCATACAATTGATGGCGAAACTTATTATTTTTATTCACAAGAGATGGTAGATGCGAGGTATGGTCAAATGGCAACAGGTGAAGTATGGATTGGAGATTGGACTTTCTATTTTGATGAAGAAGGACATTTATATGATTGGAGACAGGGATTAGAATAATAAGGAGATAAAAATATAATGGAAGATATATTAATATTCTTTTTGGAAATTTTACCCCCAATAATTTTTGTAATAGTTATGATTGTAGTTGTTGTATTTACAATTTAATAATGAAAGGATAAAAAATGGATAATATTAAAGATGCGAAAGATTTTACTCAATATAATTTAGGATATACAGATGGTTTTACAGATGGGTATAAAAGATATATGAGTGATATTATAAATGATGATAGTAAAATTATAATTAATAATAGTGTATATACAATTAGAGACATAAAAAAAAGATTGACTCCAACTAAACCTATCAAAGTTATTACAGATGTAAACTATGAGTATTATTGTCCTGCTTGTAATAAATATTTTGGAACACAAAATAAATATTCTTCTATATTTTTTCATAAATTAAAATATTGTGATTGTGGACAGGCTATAGATTGGAATATTAATGAAAAAAAGACTTGACAAATAGGGAAAAATGTGTTAATATAAGTATATACGATATTAATAAATGAGGTGTAAAAAATGGGATATAGAGATTGTTATTTTGATAATGCGGCAACCACAAAGCCAGACCCAAAAGTAATTGAAGATATAATATACTCTATGGAACATGACTGGTATAATCCATCAGCGAATTATCAATTTGCAAAAAATGTAAAGGATAAAGTAGAAAAGGCTAGAGAGCAAATAGCTAATTATATTAATTGTTCTCCCGAAGAAATTTATTTTACATCGGGAGCAACTGAAGCAAATAATTGGGCTATTAATCATTTCGTTCATAATAAAGAATCTATAACACATGTACTCATGAATTATTTAGACCATCCATCTATAGAACAACAGCGCAAGCTACTTATAAAAGAACATGATGTTTGGGTTCAAAATTTTATTATGGAATGGGGAAATAGAAGTCAAATTTCTTTAGGAAGATTGCCTGATATTTTAACCAAAATTAAAAATTATAAATATTTTGGAAATTTGCTAACTTCTTGTTCTTTAGTAAATAATGAAGTAGGAACTATTTACCCCATTAAACGGATGGTTCAAATACTAAAAGATATTATCCCTAATGCTTATTTTCACGTAGATGCGACACAAGCATTAACGCATATGCCTATTGATGTTCAAGACTTAGGTATAAATACTATGTCAGCTTCTTTTCATAAGTTCGGTGGAGTTAAGGGAATGGGTTTTTTATATGTTAGAAATGATACTCCTTTAACACCTATGATGCTTGGTGGGCATCAGGAAAATGATATGAGAGCAGGAACTGAGAATATTCATTATATTATCGCTATGGGTAATCATATTGAAAGATTGGCTAAGACGGAAGAGGAAAGATGGAAAAGAGTTGAATACCTTTCTAATTATTTAAGAGAACATTTATATGCAACTTATGATGTACATCATCATGCCATTTATAAAAATGGTGATGTGGAAAGTTGTAGTCCTTATATTAATTCTTTTACAATTAATGGTATTAGTGCCAAAGATTTAATAACATTATTGGATTTAGATGGAATCAAATTATCAGCAGGTTCAGCATGTTCTTCTGGAGAAAATAAGCCGAGCAGAGTATTAACACTAATGGGTTTATCAGATAATGAAGCAAGAAATACAATTAGAATTAGTATTAATGAAAATAATACTGAAGAAGAAATAGATTATTTTTGTGAAAGACTAATACAACATATAAGAGTATTAGATAATTTTAACAAATAAGGAGTATTGTTTTATGTCTATCTATGGAGTTAAAATTTGGAATTTTGTAGCAGGTTCTATATATGAAGTTAATCATGGTGTACGTGAAAATTATGATATGAAACCTGCTATGCTTACTAATAGTCTTTTTAAAGACTTTATGGATAAACATGGATTAAAAACTTGGAAAGGTGAATCAACCAGAGATATAATATGTATTGAATTTAAATATGGTTCACGAAGTTATGAAGACGAAAGTAAACATTTAAAGAAATTAATTGAAGAAACTAAAATAAACGATAAATTAACTGAAGAACAAAAAATAGAAAAATTAAATCGCTTAGAAGAAATAAAAAAGAAAGCTGAAGAGAATAAAGATAATTATGTAAAAAATAGTAAGGATGTATTACGTCATATCTTTTATAAAGATGGAGTAGATATTTTTTGGAAGACATATAATAAAAGTGGGAAAATTATTGAGTCTGAAAAAATTCATTATAAAATGCTTTATAGAACAGCAGGAAAAGCTAAAAAAGGTTCTTGTATGTTTATTAGGGAAGAATTATATGAAGTTGCAAGAAATTATTTATATATGGGAATACAACTTCCAGAAAAAAATGCCCCTATTGTGGAAATTGGTGCTTATTCTTCATTGGTCACAAGTACGATTGTTGGTAAAATTAAAATCGACCCACATGATATTTTGATATTAAAAGATGTTGATTCTTATTTTAATAGAGATGTTGTAAGTATTGAAACGAATGAAAATAAAGAATGTATAGCAGTACGAAAAAAAGATTATCAATTAAAGAATACATTATTTGATGGACAGGGCTTAATAGACCATTCTATTTTTCCAGAATGGGCAGATGGATATGTATTATTAAGAGAACACATGTGTAAGATGGCTTGTTTTGATACTAATCTTCAATTATGGTTTAAAGACTATTATGGTGATAAATATGACGTAGCAGAAATTGAAGATATGTTTGGTATTAAACATAAAGTCAAAGATATTAAATTAGTAACTACAGATAATGCGATGAAATGGTTAAAATTTAATATTTCATACGAATATTGGTGTCAACGTGTAATTGAAGATAATGAATCAATGTTTGGGATTGTTAAAACTTCTCATTCAAGTAAATTGGGTAATGTACAACAAATGTCATATCAAATGATTAATGCTCTTGATATTAATAAAATGGAAGGTATTATTGCTTGTTCTGCTAATTATATAAAGATGTTAAAAACAGATAATAAAGCCTTTCTTGATTATCTTAGAAAAAATAACAATTTCTCAAATGATTATGATGTATTGATAGCTTTAGTTGAACAAGACCCAGATTTTGTATATAGTTCTTATTTTAAAGAAAGACGGAAAATAATTTTAACTAATTATATAAAAAATGTGAAAGTTGGCAAAGTAATTAATAATGCTGATAACCTTACTATAGTTGGTTCTCCTTATGCTATGCTTCTTTATACTGTAGGAGAAGATGTAGAAAAAGATGATACATTCTTACAGGAAGAAGGATGTATTCAATGTTATACTGAACGTTTTAAAGATAACGAATATTTAGCATCATTTAGGAATCCTTATAATAGTAAAGAGAATATGCTTTATTTACATAATCATTATGATGATAGATTGAGTAAGTATTTTAATCTTGGTAAAGTTATTATTGCTGTTAATTTATTACATACAGATTTTCAGGATAGAGCAAATGGCTCAGACCAAGACTCAGATATGGTTTATACGACTAATCAATCAGATATAGTTAATTGTGCTAAACAATATTATAAAAATTATTCTACTATAGTTAATAATATTCCTAAAGAAAAAAATATTTATAGTAATACTTTATATGATTTTGCCAGAGTAGATAATAATTTAGCATCAAGTCAAATAGCTATAGGTGGTTCATCTAATTTAGCGCAAATATGTTTATCATATACTTATAATTTTGATGACCAAAAGTATAAAGATTATGTTTGTATTTTAAGTACGCTTGCGCAATGCGCCATAGATAATGCGAAGAGGACATTTGATATTGATTTAAATAACGAAATAAATCGCATAAAAGCTGATATGAATATATCAGAAAATGGGTATCCTATTTTTTGGAAAACAATAAAAGAATTTAATGATAATCGTTATATAAAGCGTAGTAAAACAAATGTTAAAAAGAAAAAAGCTTTTTATAATCCAGAATTAACTTGTCCAATGAATTATTTATATGAAAATAATATTAATGTTTCTACTCCAAATACTCCTACTTATTCTATGGATAATTTTTTTATTAGTTACCCATTAGAAATTGATAGAAGAAAATGTAAAGCTGTAGAAGAATTAATTGAAAAATATTCTTGGAATTTAATGTTTAAACAAGTTAATAAATATGAAGAAGATTCAGATGAATTTTTATTAATGAGAAATGATTTTGATGAAATGATTGAAGATATTCGAAGAATAAATATTTCTAGTAATTATTTAGGATTAATGTCTTGGTTAATTAATAGGGCATTTATGATTACTCCTAATATGCGAAATAATAATAATAAAATAAAAAGTAAATTAAATAAAAATAAAATAATTTTATTACAAACTTTATATAGTGTTAATTCAAAACAATTTTTGAAATGTTTTCAAAAAAATATTAATTATTAATAAATATAACTTTTTATTTTTATTATGTACACCGAATGAAAATTACCCTTAAAAAAATCAATAAAAATAAGTGTTTTTTAAAGGTACAAATTGTTAATATATGATAGGGAAAAAAGATATATAAAAAATAATAAAAAAATAAATTAAATTATAGGAGAATAAAAATGAATAATTATAGATTAGACAAGAATACAACTGCACATTATAATTCTTTCGAAGAAGTAGCTAAAGATTTTGGTTGTAAACCTGTCTCTAAAAAAACAAAAAATAAAGATAAATTAATTAGTCAACAAGAAAAATTTTGTAAGAGACATAAGTGTAAGGCTTGTGGTGCTATGATGGATTTTATTCCTAATACTAATATTATGACTTGTACAAATCCTGAATGTAAGGGTATTAAAATTACTACTACAGATAAAGATGGAAATGAACGAGTTAGTTATATTACTTCTTATAATGTATTAGATGATAAAAGTTCTGAAATTGCAAACAATATTTTTGGTTGATAATTATTTATAAATATAAATAAATAAAAAATAAAATGGATAAAAAGGAGATTAAAAAAATGAATAGTGCGAATTTAATTAAGGTTATTGCTTTTAGAACTGGTTTTTCACAGAAAGATATTAAAGCTGTGATGGATAATGTTAAAGATGTAGTATATGATACTCTTGCTGATGGTGAAGAGGTTAAACTTTTTGACGGTTTAAGTTTAACTACTGCTACTAGAGAAGCCAGAGTTTGTAGGAATCCTCAGACTGGTGGAACTATAGAAGTGCCTAGTAAGCGAGTGGTTAAGTGTAAGATTGGCAAGCATCTTAAAGAAGCTGTTAACGAATAATATAGATTTTCTCTCAAACGAATTATTAATTATTTTTTATGCTATGGTAATTAGTGTTATATGTTTCATCTCACCTCCTCCTTATTTGATTTGGTTTTAATTCGGTTGTCATTGTGCTTTGTGGTAATATAATGTGTTAATATAATATAATTAATAAATGTCATTTAATTAATAATTCGTTGTTTATTTGTTTAAAGACCTTGTTGAAATATACAAGGTCTTTTTTTATATCGCAGGTTAGAGAAGTCCGGCATCTCGTTAGGCTCATAACCTAAAGACCGTGGGTTCAAATCCCACACCTGCTATTCCTTTCGTTTTTTTTGAGTGCATGGGCTAATAGAACATTAGAAACAAAATGTTTTATTAGCCCTTTTTTGTATAAGGTTCTATAGTTTATTAGGATAAAACACTAGCCTGTCACGCTAGAGAGATGGGTTCAAATCCCGTTAGAATCGCTAGTCTTATGACTAAATTTATAATTAATTAGAAAAGGGAAAAAATAATGATAAAAATTAGTAAGCAAGAAAGTAATTATTTACAAAAACAAGGATTTAAATTTGGTTCTACTTTACATAAAACAGTACATGGACATTCTTATTATATGAGTGAATATTATGATGCTGTAAAGTGTTTAAATGAATATAGAAATAATAGATTAATTCAGTCATATATTAATTCTGATGACCAATCTATTTATGCTAAAAAATAATATTATAATATTATATAAAGAAAGTGATTTAAATCTTATGAATAAAAATTTTTACAAGGGATATAAAGTCCTTAAAGGTAATACAGAATATATTAATCAAATGATGGCAGACGAGAAATATATAAAATCGTTTGTTGTTAATGAATATATCCTTATTCAAAATATAGACGATAATTCTGAAAAAGAAATGCGTTTTGATGGGGAAAAATTTATTAAATTAAAACTTCCTCCTAGTGATTATATTAAAGGTAAGAATGCTTTGCAACGTTGCGGTTTAGACTTATTAAATAATAAAAATATTACTGCTTGTGCAATTTTAGGGGGATATGGTAGTGGTAAAAGCTATATCTCTATGAAGATGGGATTGTACGGAGTTAAAGAAAAAGATTGGTATTCTAGAATGGTTCTTATTAGAGAAGCACTTGGTTCTGGCAAAGAAGTCGGATTTTTAAAAGGTGATTTAGAAGATAAGACTAATTTACTTTTTCTCCCTTTGGCTCAACAATTAGACGGAGGAGAAATAGAAGTAGATGTTTTAAAACGTCAAGGTGTTTTAGAATCAAATATTTTTTATTATTTAAAGGGAACAACATATAATAATGCGGTTATGATAGTTGATGAAGCAGAAGATTTAACAGAAGACCAAATTAAATTAGCAGGTACTAGGATAGGAGAAAGTGGTCGAATTGTTTTTTCTGGGGATTATAAACAAGATGAATTTAAAAGATATGAGAATAATCCTTTAGTAAAAATGTGTAATGAATTAAGAGGAAACCCTTTATTTGGATGTATCTATTTAGGGGAAGATGTTCGTAGTACAACTAGTAAAATGTTTGCTAATTTATTCGAATAAAAATAAAAAAAGGATTAAAAAGGAGTAATATATATGGAACAAATTAACTTTACAATTCCAAAAGAAATACTTTCATTATTACAAAATAATAATGAAACTGTTTTACCAAGTCCAGATGAAGTTTTATATTGGAATAATTACAAAAATAGAACTTTTTATATAGATTATGAAATTGAAGATGATTATGAATTATTAGAACTTAGTAAATTAATTATTCAATTTAATATGGATGAAATTAATATTCCAGAAGAATCATTAAAACCTATTTATTTATTTATTCATAGTTATGGTGGTGATTTAGAACAAACAAATTTCTTTTGTGATTTAGTTGAATCTAGTCGTATTCCTATTTATACAATAGCTATGGGAGCGTCTATGTCAGCAGGTTTTCTTATATTTTTAAGTGGTAAACGTAGATTTGTATTTAATCATTCACAACTTTTAGTTCATAGTGGTAGTGGAGTTCTTCAAGGAACAGCAGAACAAATTGAAGAAGCCAAAAAAAAATATCAACGTCAAATAGATGGTATGAAAGATTTTATTTTAAAACATACTACTATTGATGTTAAAACCTTTAATAAAAATAGAAGAAAAGATTGGTATTTAACCACTGATGAAATTGTTAAATATAATGTTGGTGAAGTAATTAATTCTTTTACTGATTTTTATAAACCTGATACAGTTATTATAAAAGAAGAAAAGGAGTAATCAGATTTATGACAGATATAAAAAGATTGCCTAATGAATCTGATGAGTCTTTAATTTATCGTGTGTGTTCTTTAAAAGATGAACTTGGTACTTGGACAGATGTAAAGGATATATTAAATGATTTATTGAACAAAAGCTATTCTGAATCTAAGTATAGAAAGTGGTATAAGGCTTATCAGGCAGGTTATGAAGAAGGATTGAAAAAAAATAATTCTGAATATCCAGATTTAGATGATAAAATTAACGCTTTAAAAAAAGAGCGAAAAAAAATACAAGCTTTAAATGTTGAAAGAAATAAATATGATAGAGAAGAAGCTAGACGGGAATTATTTTATGAACAAATTGCTGATAATATAGTTTCTCTACCTTTAGTTTCTTTTTCTCCTTTATCTATTGAAAATTTAAAAGATATTGAAACTAAATTTAAAGAGGAATATGTATTGTGTTTGGCAGATATTCACGCAGGAGCTAAATTTAAAGAGGGATGCGATGAATATTCAATGGAAATTGTGCAAGAGCGTTTTGACTATCTTTTAGATGAAATGATTTTTTTTATAAAAAATAAAAATGTCACTCGTTTTCATGTGTTAGAACTTGGCGATACTATACAAGGATTAATTCATTTAAATGATTTAAGAATAAATGAAACATCTATGGTTAGAACCATTGTAGAGATAAGTAGGTTAATTGCAGAATTTTTAAATAAATTATCTTCTGTAACGGAAATTGTTTATTATCACTGTGGTAGAGCTAATCATAGTCAAATACGTGCTTTTAACGCTAAAGTAAATGAATTAGCAGAAGAAGATGTAGAATATATTATTGGTCATTATATTAAAGATTTGTTGCGTGATAATAAACGAGTAGAAGTAAAATTGCCAAATACAAATCAAATATATATTCAATTAGATATTGACTCGCATGATATTTATGCTATACACGGGCATCAATTAAAAAATATAGATAAAGCTATTGATGATGTTAGCAATTATTTAGCAAAACCTGTAGATTATCTTATTATTGGACACGAACACTGTTCTAAAGAAATTACAATTGGTGCTTATTCAACTTTTGATAAAGAAGTGTTAGTATGTCCATCTTTTATTGGAGCAGACCCTTATAGTCATTCTATTTTAAAAAGAACACACGGGGCTGTAAAGATATTTGGATTTAATGAAATATATGGACATAATGAAACTTATAAATTTATAATAGATTAATTATATAGTGGAAAGGTAACAATCTTTCCACTATTATATGCTCTTGTCGGCTAATGGTAGGCTCACTGATTTCCAATCAGTAAATCTCAGTTCAAATCTGAGCAGGGGCTTTTTAAAAATGAATAAAAAGGAAGGTGATATAATATGGCATTTTTAATGGATGCTTTAACTGAAGAAGAAGTTAAAAAAGCAGGTGTGGCTGAAGTTAGAAAGTCATATGTTAAGCTTGCTGATTATTATAATAAATTAAAGGATATAGTTTTTCCATATTGTCATAGATGTAATACTTTTAAATCTAAAACAGCTTTTTATCATCATAATGAATACGCTTCTGGTTATTTTCCTATTTGTAAAGATTGTCTTTTACAAATGGTAGAACAAAGAGATGATAAAAGAGATAAACCAAATGAAACAAAAGAATCCGTTCAAATGGTATTACATATGATGAATAAACCTTATTATAATTCTTTATATGAAGATTGTGTTAAGGGTACAATAGATAATACTGGAGAGCGAACTAAAAATTCAGCCTTTAAGGTTTATTTAGTTCAAATATCTAGTCTTCCTCAATATAAAGGAGATACTTGGAAAAATTCAGATTTTGGATATACTAAAGTAACTGAGGATGGAGAAGATGAAGAAGAAAATAAAAAAGAATTAATTAAAAAAGGTAGAAAAAGATTCGGGGCTTATCCACAAGAAGATTTAGCATTTTTAGAAAGAGAATATGAAGATTGGGTAAGTCGTTATCCTTGTGATACAAAAAGTCAAGAAATATTGTTTCAAGGTATTTGTTGCAAACAATTAGAAATAGATAAGGCTCAGAAACGTGAAGCTGATACTTCTAAATTATATAAAGATTTACAAGACATGATGGGGTCATTGAATATTAAACCTAATCAGTCTGAAGGAGATGGATTAACTGATACTTTAACTTTTGGACAATTAATTGCTAAATGGGAAGATGAAAAACCCATCCCTGAACCTGAAGGAGATTTTAAGGATATTGATAAAATTGGGCTTTATATTGATGTATTCTTTAAAGGACATTTAGCAAAAATGATGGAATTAAAAAATGGTTTTTCTGCATTGTATGATAAATTTATTGGAAAATATACCGTAAATAAACCAGAATATAATGGAGAAGACCCTACTTCTGAAAGTTTATTTAACAAAATATTTGGGAACTCTGAATTATGATTGAAGAAAGAAAAAAATCTGTTCAGGAATTAGAAGCAGATAAAGCCCAAAAAATAATGGAAACTGTAGCTTGGAGAGCAGGTTTTTATAGAGCAAATCCGCACAGATTTGTTGAAGAAGTTTTAGAAATACATTTAAAATTGTTTCAAAAAATTCTTTTGTACGTTATGATGCATTATAATTATATAATGTATTTGGCGGCAAGGGGTCAAATGGCTCTCCTGCATAGAAATATGTAGGTAATAAAGAACGGAAAATCGGTAAAGGCTAAGTATTGAGAATATATGCTAATACCGAGGTAAAGCACAAATAACGAAGAGGTTGTGGCTCACCGTAACGCATAGGATTGAATAAATATAATATCCCACGAGTCCGTTCTACCTTAACGTAAAGTCGAAGGTAAAAATGTATGCTAGACTGAATTGGAAATGACCAATTGATGAAAATGAGGGAAACCTCCAGAGTATAGGATAAAAAGCCTATAGTTAATAACATTCGCAAGGGAAGACTTTCCTGACCGCCCTCTTTTGCTGTGTCAGAGCGATTTTATATCCGCAAACTATGATTGTGGTTAGTTCTGGTACAATTAAACAAGCTAACGAAGTTCTATTAAAAATAGAGAATATTTTTATGAAACAATCTTCTATTTTACGACAAGAAATATTAGCTTGTAAAATAGGGCAAAATGATGCTATAGTAGTTTTTAAAAATGGTTCTATAATTACAACAAGAGTTTCAAATGATAATGCTCGTTCTGCTAGAGCAAATATATTAATTATTGATGAAGCTAGGTTAGTAGATAAAAATACTTTAAATACAGTATTAAGAAAATTCTTAACTTCTCCAAGACATCCTAAATATTTAGATAAACCTGAATATGCACATCTTCAAGAAAGAAACAAAGAAATATATATGTCTTCTGCTTATTTTAAGAGTTCAGAATTATATGAAAAGGCAAAGACATATACTGTAAACTTTTTTGATGATACTAAAAAATATTTTATATGTGGAATACCTTATCAGGTTTCTATAAAAGAAGGTTTATTAATGCGTTCACAAGTTGAAGATGAACGTTCAGAAGCTGATTATAATGAAATTCTTGACCAAATGGAAATGGAATGTTTATGGTTTGGTGATACTGATGGTGGTTTATTTAAATTTAATGATTTAAATCAAATTAGAAGATTAAAGAAAGGATTATACCCTTTAAAATTTTATAATGAAAGTATTCCTGTGCCAAAAGTTTCTTTCCAGAATAAACGAATATTGTCAGTAGATATAGCTTTAATGGCATCTAGCAGAAGTAAAAGAAATGATGCTACAGCTATTTATATAAATGATGCGTTACGTGCAACAGATGTAACTTATCAGGCTAACTTTGTTTTTGGTGAAACATTTGAGGGTAAAACTACAGATGAAATTGGTTTAATAGTAATGAGATATTTCTATGAATATCACTGTACAGATTTAGTGCTTGATACAAATGGCAACGGTTTGGGTGTGTACGACTTTATTATTAAAGACCAATATGACCCAGAAACAGGAAAAGTATATAAAGCTTTAACAGCTAAAAATAATCAAGATATGGCTGATAGATGTAAAGTTAAAGATGCTAATAAAGTTGTTTGGTGTGTAAAAGCTACAACTGCTTTTAATAATGAAATTGCTATTTTATTACGTAATGGCATTAAAAATGGTAGAATTAATTTCTTGGTACAAGAAATAGGAATTGACGATATAATTGCTAAAGATTATAAGCCCTACAAGAGATTACTTCCTAAACAGCAAGACGAAATGAAAATGCCTTATGCCGAAACTACTATGGCTATTTATGAATTAATAAAATTAAAACACTTTGTTAAAAATGGTCAAATTACTGTAGTAGAACCTAGTGGTTATAGAAAAGATAGATACTCTTCTATAGCTTATAATTTTTGGTGTATGCGTCAATTAGAATTAGAATTGAAACCTAAAAATAATAATGTGGATTCTTTATTGAATAGTTTACCTATTCGTAGAGGAACATATGGAAAGAAAAAAATTTAAAAAGGGGGTGCTGTTTTGGCACGACAAATGAAAAGAAAAAAAGGTGTTAATAACACAGCACCTTCTAATATCAATGAAAATAATAAAAGGATGTCAGCTTCTGAAGCGAGAAATTTTTTTAGCCAACATGCTAATGAATTAACTCAAATTAATTTTGAAAAAGCTGAAGAAGGATTAAAATTATTGACAGACTTACAAAGAACACCGACTAAAACCACAAACGCTTTTTCAAAAGAAGATGTTCTTACTTATTTACGAAATGTAGGAAGTAATGAAAGCAGATTAAGAAATCTTTCATGGTATCTTTTGTATCGTTCTCAGCTTTACAGGAGATTGGTCATTTATAATGCTTCTATGTTTAATCTAGATGCAAGGTCTGTAATTCCTAATTATTCTTTAACAGAAGATAATAATACGGATGATATATTATCGTCTTATTATGAAACACTGGTTACATTAGATAATATGGAATTGCGTAGAGAGATGTTAAAGGTATATCTTACATGCTTTATTCAAGATGTTTTTTATGGAGTCCATTTTTATGATGACACAGGATTCTTTATTATGCCACTTCCTGCTGATTATTGTCAAATTAAAGGACGGTATATGAGGGGAACTTATTGCTTTGCAATGAGGATGGATTATTTTACAGGAACTAATGAATACATGCTTGAATTATTAGGCGAGCCTTTTCAATCAATGTATAAAGAATATCAAAAAGATACTATGAATGGAAGATGGCAAATAGTTCCTGAAGAATATTCTTGTTGTTTAAAATATAGTGCCGAAGATTGGCAACTTCATATTTTACCTTTTATGGGATTACTGCCTGATTTAATTCAATTAGAAGACGTTAAAGATATTCAGGCAATAGCTGATGCACAAGCTATTTATAAATTAGTATGGTTAGAATTAGAGACTATTACAGGTTCTAAGAATATTGATGATTGGAAAGTTGACCCTGAATTAGCAATTAAGTATTTTAATAGAATGTTAAATGAAGCTTTACCTTCGTATACCTCTGCGGCTATTGTGCCGGGAAAATTACAGACTATTAATTTTGATGATAATGATACTAATGATGTAAACAGGGTATCTAATGCTACAAAAAATATTCTTAATTCTGGTGGTGGTGGTCAAGTTCTTAATTCAACAGAATTAACTGGTACAACTGAAGTTTTGACTGCTTTAAAAGTAGACACAGAATTTGCAATAGCATCCTTACTCCCTCAAACTCAAGCTTATGTAAATACTTTTATGCATTATTATGTTTCTAATCCGTCTAAAGTAAAATTTCTTCATGCTTCTATTTATACTCAGGATGATTTAAAAAAAGCTTTATTAGAAGCGGCTCAATATTCTTTACCTACTAAACTGGCTTA